TCGCAATTTAATTGCAGGCACTATTGGTGCAATTCCAATGGAGTTGTATCGCAAATCTACAAATGAAGAGCTTGGCTCACCAGCATGGTTAGAGCAACCTTCATATTCACAACCACGATCAGTAACTATTGCGTGGACAGTTGATTCATTATTATTCTACGGCCAGGCTTTCTGGAAAGTGGTTGAAGTCTATTCTTTTGACGGCCGACCTGCTCGCTTTGAATGGATTGCTAACACTAGAGTTACAGTACAACTTGATAGCACAAACACTTATGTTCAATCTTATGCGGTCGATGGAAAAACATTGCCAATGGACGGCTTAGGAAGTTTAATCACATTCCAGTCATTAGGCGATGGCATTCTCAATACCGGCGTTGCAACAATCCGCGCAGCGATTGATGTCCAGAAAGCGGCAGCAGTCGCAGCAGCTACTCCAATGGCAACTGGATACATTAAAAACAATGGCGCAGACTTAGACCCTAAAGAAGTTCAAGGCTTACTTGCTTCGTGGAAAACTGCTCGCAACAATCGTTCAACTGCTTATCTCACATCAACTTTGGAATACACCCCAGTTGCATTCTCACCTAAAGACATGATGTATGGCGAAGCAATTTTTAACTTGGCGACAGAATGCGCAAGATTGTGCAATGTGCCTGCTTACTATGTTTCAGCAGATCAGAACAACTCAATGACTTATTCAAATGTGCAAGATGAGCGCAAGCAATTCTTGACATTATCTCTACAGCCGTTCATTACAGCGATTGAAGATCGCTTGTCGATGGATGATATTACTGCTCGCGGTAATTGCATCAAATTTGATATTGACAAGAACTTCTTGCGCACAGACCCAATGCAAGAACTTGCAGTAATTGAAAAACTCCTAGCACTTAACTTGATTAACCAGGAACAGGCTATGGAAATGACCGATCTAACTCCTAACGGAAGCAATGGTATGGAATGAACCAAATCGTAACCCTTACAGCTGAACTTACAGCCGATTCAGCCAGCAGAACTATATCTGGCAAGATTGTGCCATTGAATGTAGAAGCTGGATCAACAAACTATGGCAAGGTAATCTTTGAATCTGGTTCAATCGAAATCTCAGATGCTAAGTCAATCAAGTTGCTTAGCCAGCACGATGTCAAGAAGCCTTTAGGTCGCGCAGTAAGTTTCAGCGAATCAGAGAACTCCATCGATGCAGTATTTTCAGTTAGCCGTTCACAACGCGGCACAGAGGCTTTAATACTTGCTGAGGAAGGCTTACAAAGTGGCCTTAGTATCGGGGCTGAAGTTTTGAAATCAAAGGTTAAAGACGGCGTGACTTATGTGTCCGCTGCTCGTTTAGTCGAAGTAAGTTTAGTAACAGAGCCAGCGTTTAAGTCTGCTCAAGTTACTGATATTGCGGCAGAAGAATCTGCCGTAGAAGAAACAATCCAACCAACAGAAAGCGAGACAGCCCCCGTGGAACAAACCACTTCAGCAGTCGAAGCAACACCAGTTGAAGCACCAGCGGTTGAAGCTGCTCGCCCAACTGTCACAGCAATGGCTTACACAAAGCCACGTTCACCAATTATTAGCGGTGGATCATATCTAGAACACACAATCAAGGCAAAGCTTGGAAATGAAGATTCACGTCAATATGTATTGGCAGCAGATGATTCATTCACAACTAACCCAGCATTCTCACCAGTTTCATATGTGCGCGATGTTGCAACAAACACAAATGCAGATCGTCCAGTTATCGAAGCTTGCGGTGGTTCACGTCCACTTAGCACTTATGGAATGACAGTCTCGATTCCTAAGATCACAGCCAATGCGACTGCTGCAACTGTAGCTGAAGGTGGCGATCCAACAGGAACAACCGCGATTACTTCAAGCTATGTAAATGCAACTGTAATTAAGAAAATGGGATTTCAGCGCTACAGCGTTGAGCTCTTAGATCGCAGCGATCCAAGCTTCTATGAAATCATGTTGGCAAATCTCCGCGATGGCTACGCTCAAGCAACTGATGCTTATGTAATTGCACAAATCACAGCAGGCGGAACACAGGCAACAGCAACAGCAGCAGATTCTGCTGGCTTAATTTCATTCGTATCCACAGAGTCACCAGCTGTCTACAATGCAACAAAGCGCACAGCTACTGCATTCGTTTCAGGAACTTCTATCTGGTCTACGCTTCTCGGCGCAACAGACACAACTGGTCGTCCAATTTACAATGCTCAGCCAACAACAATGAATGCTGGCGGAACTGCAAACCCAACATCAATCCGCGGCAACGTGCTTGGTCTTGATTACTATGTTGATCCAAACATGGTTTCAACTTCAATCGATGAGTCAGCATTCATCATCGAGCCACGTTCAATCGAAATCTTTGAATCTCCTGCTCTAACATTGGCAACTAACGTGCCAACAACAGGCGAGATTGAAATTTCACTTTATGGTTATATCGCAGCGCAAGCCGTCTTTGCAGGTGGCCTACGCCGTTTCAACCTAACTTAATAAGTTAGAAACTAAGTCGCTGGGAGTGGGGCGCAGCCCTTGCTCCACTCCCAGTCTTTAGAAAGGATTGCACATGGCATTGACAACTGTTTCAGAACTCCGCACAACGCTTGGAGTCGGTACGTTGTACACAGATGCCGTTTTGCAGGAAGTGTGTGACGCATCAGATGCAGTCCTACTTCCAATGCTATGGTCTCCTAAATGGTTTTCAATAGCACACAGCAACATTGTTGGCGAAGGAACTTTATATTTTGACATTGAAGTATTAGAGATTTTTTATGTAGGTCAAACTGTAACTATTTCCAACTCTGGCACAAAGTTCAATGGATCAAAGACAATCACAGCCGTAGATACTTATTCCATCAGCATGGCAACAACTCACACAACTACAACAAAGAAACACCCTATCGAGCCTTATGGCACAGTAACTGGGGAAACTTACACAGACTGGACAACAGACACAGCAGTCCAGAACGCAGCTCTTATGATTTCAGTTGAAATCTGGCAGGCTCGCACAACAACTCTTAATGGTGCTAACACAATCGATTTCCAACCTTCTCCTTATCGCATGTCAGCACAACTCTTAGCAAAGGTGAGAGGGCTTATTGCTCACGCCCTTGATCCGCGTTCGATGGTCGGATAATGCCAGTTGCGCTCACTACTCTTAGAACCACGATTGCAACTGCTTTAGTTGATAACGCGGTGTGGCAAGTCTTTGCATTCCCACCTGCAACAGTTCTGGCTAACTCAGTAATCGTTGCGCCTTCTGATCCATACTTAGAACCAAATAACAACCAGCACAACACGATTGCACCTACAGCGAACTTTAAGATAATTATTACTGTGCCGCTATTTGATAATGAAGGCAATCTCAATGGAATTGAAACAGCCCTAGTAGGCGTGTTCAATAAACTCGCAGCATCCGCATTGACCTATAATGTGGGAGCAATAAGCCAGCCAAGCGTTCTAAACGCGGCATCTGGCGACTTGCTTACCTGTGAGATGTCACTATCCGTTCTAACTACTTGGAGCTAAACCATGACCGATATGGAACAATGGGAAAAAGAAAATCAAGCATTCCTGGCTAAAATCGGTCAGGTAAAGCAATCAGCACCAAAGCCACCATCTACTAAGAAAGACGAGGAATAATCCTAATGGCTGTATTTCTAAACAATAATGTAGGCGTTAAGATTAACACAGTTGATCTTAGTGACCATGTAACAGCAGTAACAATCAATCGCACATTTGATGAACTTGAAATAACAGCAATGGGTGATAACTCACACAAGTTCACAAAGGGCTTGGAAGCATCAACTGTCACAATCGATTTCCTTAATGACACAGCGTCAGCAAATGTTCTAGCGACACTTCAAGCTGCATGGGGAACAACAGTAACTTGCGTATTCCTACAGACAAAGGGAACAGCAGTATCTGCTACAAACCCACTTTACACAGTTTCATTACTAGTCAATAACACAACAGACATCAATGGTGCTGTTGGCGATATTGGGACTATGTCGATTACATTTACTGCTAACTCAACAGTTGCAGTAGCCACAACAGGCACTTTCTAAACAACTAAACAAAGGGGCAAAGCATGGCAAAGTTAAAAGTAACAAGGGCAGATGGATCAGTTGGCGAATACCCAATCACTCCGTTAGTGCAGTATGGTTTTGAGATTTACGCTAAAAAGGGCTTTCACAAAGCGTTCATTGAAGATCAGAAGCAAAGCGACATCTTCTGGCTTGCCTGGGAATGTATCCGCCGTTCGGGTGAAACTGTTAAGCCATTCGGAGAGCAATTCATTGAAACCTTGACAACAGTCGAGGTCTTAGATGATGACCCTTTGGCTTAGGGCGCGACTCGATCACCTATCTGATTGCTAAATTAAGTGTCAGACTCGGGATCGCGCCACAACAATTATTAGAGCTAGATGATGTAATGCTAAAGAACCTAATTAAGGTTCTACAAGATGAAGCGAAGGAGGCTAGAGATGCCAGCAACCGTCAAAGGCGGCGTTGAACTTCGCAAGGCACTTCGTAACTTTGCTCCAGAATTAGGCAAAGAAACACAAAAAGAAATTGCCGATGTCCTAAAGCCTGTTGTAAAAGAAGCTAGAGGATTTGTCACAGGTTCGCCTTTGAGTAACTGGGCGCGTGAGGGTGGCAAGTTCCCTGTATTTAACGCATCTATTGTCAAGCGCGGTATTGGATATAAGACAACACCATCAAAGCCTAATCGCAGAGGATTCACAGCATTAGCACAGATTCGTAACCGTTCAGCAGCTGGTGCTATCTATGAAACAGCAGGTCGCAGAGCGCCAGGAACAAAGCCATCATCACGCCCTAACTTTGCTCAGGCAATGGGGCCGCTAACTGGCTCAGGTAAAGATCGCGGACGATTGATTTATCGCGCTTGGGAAAATGATCAAGGCAACGCTACAAAGGCTGTTCTCAAAGCCATAGATACAGCAGGTAAAAAGTTTAACGCAACAGTAGGGAAGCGATAATGGCTAATGTAGTAATTGATATTGCGGCCCAGTACACCGGCAATAAAGCATTTAAGCAGGCAGAATCTGCAACATCTAAACTAGAAAAGTCCGTTGCTAAACTTGGTAAGCAATTACTTGGAGTTTTTGCTGCTGGCAAGTTACTTTCATTTAGCAAAAGCGCGGTCAAAGCATTTGCAGCTGATGAGAAAGCTGCACGATCTCTTTCATTGGCTTTGGCTAATACAGGCAACGCCTTTAGAGGTATTGAAGTTGAAAAGTTTATTAATGACTTACAGCGAGCCACAGGCGTTCTTGATGACAACCTTCGTCCAGCGTTTAGGACTTTACTTACAGCCACAGGTGATGTAACTAAATCACAAGAAGGCTTGAAACTAGCGCTTGATATTGCAGCAGGAACAGGTAAAGACTTAGGCGCTGTGTCTATGGCGCTTGCAAAGGCTTATGGCGGTCAGACAACAGCACTTAGCCGTTTAGGTGCAGGCTTATCCAAAGCCACACTTGCATCTGGTGACCTAGACTTAATTACAGCGGAATTGACAAAGAAATTTAGCGGTCAAGC